TACTTTACGGCGTGTCGCTGATTAGTTTGCCGGCGGCGTCAATCTTTGTGATTAGCTCCATTGGCTGTAGTGACTTGACGGCGTCCTTGCGGAGTGCGCGCAGGCCAACCAGGTTCTTTTCGGTGGTTAGAGTGTCGAGCTCTTTTTCCCAGTCACGATCGTTTCTCATTTCGCCGCGCTGGACTTTTTCCATTTCCTCTTTGCTTGGGCGTTTGCCTTTTGGGCTGTAGGCGTAGGTTGCCAGGGCGCGACCAATGGCTGAGGTGGCGCAATTCTCGACGAATGAGAGCTTGTTCACCGGTGTGGAGTTGCGGGTCTCTTGCGCGAAGTCGATGCTGACTGGGCGGGTGTCGTCGCGGTCTGCGTAAACGCTGGCTTTGATGACTATCTCGGTTTCGTTGATTAGCACGATCTCGGTGTGGATGCGACCCTCTGGGTGCTCCGCCCAGAAGCGGTGGATGCGTGAATCTACTGGTTCGTAATCTGCTGGAATGAATGCCATGTCAGGCCTTTCTGTGTTAGGTGATGACAGTATAGGGCTTACTTGTCACTCTTCTTTGTTTTTGAGTTGACCGTTTCAATTGCCGAGTTGATCGAGTTGTCGAAGTCCTCGTCTGGCACTTGACCCTTGCCAGCGTAGGTGAACAGAATAGCCATGAGAAGCCCTAGGACGGCTCCTGTGGCACCAAACTGGGCAGACTCGAGTGGTTGCAACCCTTGGAGGCTTCCAGCCCCTAGAAAGGCGATTCCTGCCCCGAGCGCGAATGCTGCGACGCGGGTGACTCTTTTGAGTGGACTACTTTTTAGCAGGTTTTTTAGCAGCTGGTTTTTTGGCAACTGGTTTCTCCTCGTCGTCGACGGTGATTGTCTGAGGCGTGAGCGTAGCCTCGATGAGTGGTAGCGGGTCTTCGACTGGGTTAGTGGCCAGGTTGATTTTGTCACCGGCCATTAGGTGCAGGTGTGCGCCTGATGTGGCTGTGCCTGTGTTGCCTGACTTGCAGAGAACTTGCCCGCCCTTGACGGCGTCGCCAACTTTCCAGAATTGCTCTTGGTCTTCGAGCAGGTGGTAGTAACCAAAGATTTTGACCTCGAGCTTGCCCTTGACGATTACCGGTGCGCTGATTTCGATGAAGTATCCAAGCACGTTAGTGTGGCCGATGTTCTTGACTCGACCCGATCCAATTGCCAGGAGCGGTGTGCCTGACTGGAATGAGTAGTCCAAGCCTCTGTGTGGGCCAAGTCCTAGTTTCTTTCGCACGTCTGAATGTGTGCCAAACTTCTCGCCCATGCGTGAGACTTTGCCAGGATGAAAGGTTTGAACGGTCACTTGCTTAGGCATTGGTCATAATTCCTTGTGCGATTGCGACGATTGAACCACCGATAGCACCGGCAAAGCCCATGAATAAATATATCTTTTTTTGTAATTCACGAACGTCGCGCTCGAGCTGCTTGTAACCGTTCATCTCGGCCTTGAGTGTTGCCAGGTCTTTGATGATTGTGATCAGCAGCTCTCTGTCGGTGGTTTCGGGCATTTTAGATCTCTACCCAGTCGAGCAACTCTTCGTTCCAGGTGTAACTCTTAAGGTCTGTGGGGAATGGTTTAGGTGCGACCCAGCTCCAAATAGTGGCGCTCCAAGTCCAAGAAGCAAACGGTTGAGCAGGTTTGAAATTGCCGGTGCTTGCAACGTAGGTGTCACCTATTCCCGCGAACTTTTTCCCAAAGTTGGCGTTATACGAGGTTTGAACCCAGCGACCCTCAAGGCCAATGCTGTTTAGGTATTCCTCGCCTCGAGCTTCATGTTGGTTGTCAACGACGACGACCTGCGTGACTATGCCGTTTTCGATTTTTGCAAAGTGTGCCATGTTTTCTCCTAAGCCCAATACTTAATGATGCAGATACCAGAACCGCCGGCTCCAGAGTTGGCCGAGTTTCCATTCCCTCCACCACCTGATCCAGTGTTAGCGTTTGCGTTCAATCGGTTACTGCCACCGCCACCAGACGCCCCTGGGCCGTAGAAACCTTGGTGACTAGCACCGCCACCGCCACCATAACCAAATGCTCCAACATTGCCTGGGTAAGCCTGTTGGGCTGTGTTCACACCGTTGCTGCCTCCGCTGCCGCCGTTGCCTGCGCCTGGTCCAGCGGAGTTGTTGTTGCCCATGGTTCCACCGCCACCGCCGGTCGCTGTCATGAGAGCTCCGAAAGTTGATGAAGTGCCGGTGCCACCGTTTGCGTTGGGCGCGACTGCAGGTGCTCCTGCGCCAATGGTTATGGTGTAGCTTGTGCCAGGCACAACGGTTAGAACTGAATAAAATGCAGAACCGCCACCGCCACCTGCTTGGAATCCGCTACCAGCTGCGCCTGCTCCGCCACCGCCACATAGAATTACTTCAGCCTTTGTCACACCAGCTGGTGCTGTCCAACTACCAGTTGAGGTAAAGATTTCTGTGAACTGGCTTTTAGGCGTTCCGCCCGCGCTAGGTGCTGGGAATACCGTTACGCTCATGCTGTGATTTCGCTTCCAAATGCTTGGAATGTCAAAGTATTGCCTGTGCCACTGCGAACCGTAATCACGTCGGCGGCGTCAATTGTTAGACCAAGTGTGAATGCTGCCACGCTGTTAGCTGCCACTGGAACATCGAAGAGAATTGCATTCGCGTGAACTGTGCCTGCTCCATTGTTTCTAATCCATACTCGAGCACTTGCGCTTGAGCCAGTAACGTTTGTCAGTGTGAGTGTGGAGATTACGGCCTGAGTGCTGCTAGGCACTGTGTAAAGGTCGGTCTCGCCTGTGCCGGCTGGATGTGCCTGCCCTAAGATTTTGTAGTTAATTGCCATGTTTATGCTCCGATCAAGAGAATTGGGCTGAGTGAATCTGGGATAACAACTGGGGGTGAAACTAGACTCCAAGTCGAGCCGGTGTAGAACCAAAGGTTGCCAGTGTCAACCAGGTAGGTGACCATTCCAGCCGTAGGCGACGGCAAAGCCGAGGTTCGAGCTGATGAGTCTGCAAAGACCATTACGGTCTGATCCATTAGGTAGTCCTGGACTCTAGACGCTGGTAGCGTCTGCCCATTTACAAAGTCAAACCATCCGGCCATTTAAAACTCTTTCCATACTTCTAGTGTAGTGAACCAGTTGTTTACGTCGATGATGTGGCGCACCCTGGTTACGGTGTAAACGGTGTCGATGTCTATGTCGTCATTACTGTAAAGCACTCTAACGGTGTCGCCTGGCATGAACTCGATTGCTTCTGTTAAATCGCGCAGGCGGTCGATTGCGGGTGTGGTCACGCTGGTCACTACTGTGATTGGTTTAGGCGCGAATACGGTCGCAGCCCAAGCGTCTGCGTCGGCTGTGGTTGCCAGGTCGACGGTGAAGTCTTCTGAGCGTTGCCCGAATAGGTCGATTGAGTCCTGGTCTGTGTAGAGCTGGGTGAAGATTGGGTCGCCAAGGTATTCGTATTTCTGTGTGACCAGTGTGCTGTTGAACACCTGCTCGGATTGCATCTCTGAGTCTAGGTCTGCCATGCACAAGTGGTTCGCATCGCCGTGGTTGTTGCCGATTGTGTAGACGTAGCCACCGGTGGTTGCTCGAGGTCGATACTCGAGGTAGCCCGTGTTCGGGTTGATTGCGATGAAGCCCAGCCCTGTGGTCAAACAGTTGGCGGCCACCGCGCCGAAAGTGGTGTTGAGCTGCGGAGTGCCAGTCATATACCATTCAGGGTTGATGCTGAAACTGTCATAAGGAATAACAAAGCCTGTCGCCGCGACTTCGTCGATTGCTAACTGGATTGCGTCGCTTGGCAGGATTGCGGCCACTGGTTCAAAGTCGAAACGTCGGTTGACTAGGAGTGCCCAGAAGTCTGTCGCGTTGACCGTAATTTGATTCTGCTGGTCTGGCGCGTAAGTCACGGTAATGTCGTCGAGGGTTCCGTGCCAAAGGATGAACTCGTAGGCATCGCGTTTAGCCTTGATGCGAACCTCGACACCTGGTCGAATGAACGGGTAGTTGTTTGGATCGAATGTCCAGGACTGCATCCTGATTTGTGCTTTGCCCGAGTCGGCCTGAAAGAATACGTTGGATGCGATTGAGCCCCCAATTGAGGTGCTGACTGCGTTGACTTCACATGCCAGGTCTTGCCAGGTTACGTTGCCTGAAGCATCATCGCCTAGAACGTTGGTTCCGCCTAGTGGGCTGATGCCTAGCACGAAGACGTTGCGCGCAGCTTCGGCTAGTAGCATTTCGACTTTAAGGTCTGTGGCTATGTCGAAGTTGTTGATTACAGCCATGGCTATTCCTTGAGTGCTCTAAGAGTGCCGGTGAAGCCGTTTCGGGTTGCGTTGTTTACTGTGTTGATGATGTCTTGGCCGTTGACTTTAGGTGTGTTGATCGTGATGTTCACGTTGCCTCGAGCACCAGGAGCAGGGGTTCCCGCCTTTGGAACGGTGCCAACTTTAGGCACACCGAACGCTTCTCTAAAGCCGTCGAATGCTGCATCGCCGCGCTTTCCGCCTGCATAAATCTGTGTCTGTTCTGCCAAGGCTTTACCTTGGAAATATCCTCCAGCTGCGGAACCTGCCGCAGCTATGCCGACAATTCCAAAGGAAGCCAGGATGCTACCTGCTGTCGCTGTTTTCATAAGACCAATAGCAGCTGTCACACCGTCAATAGAGGTTTTGACTGCGTTGATACCGTCAATGGTTCCCTTGAATATTGCGACACTTCCAACCAAAGGCAGAAGCCAATTCTTGTTTGCGATAGCCCACTTAGCGACGCCAGCCAACTCTGTGAGTAATTGGTGCGCTGCGTCTGCGATTTCTTGAAGTTGCTTTTGCCCAGGTGGTGACATCATCCAGGCTGCGAAGTCGTCAAGTATAGGCAAGAGCGCGGTGCCAAGTTTCTCCTGGATTTCGCCAAAGATAATCTGCATGCGCTGGTAAGGGTCAAGGTTGGCGGCTTCTGTGGA